TTGAAATCACCTTTCTGGGTTATCTTAATCACGGCAATCCCCCGTTTGCTGCCATTTTCTGTTTTCTCGCAGCGTTCAGTGCCGCGTTGCGAGAGTAGATTTCCTTGCGTCTCATCTTCTTCTGCGGTGCGTTCTTGAGCTCGCAAACCTTAATCAGCGTCAACAGGCGATTAAGGTGCCACTTCTCGCACTCGATCGGAACATGAAAGGCGATCATCCAATAGTAAATGAGCTCGGATGTCACTACCTGCCCTCCCCCGGGCTTTTTGTTTCGTTCGTTGAACCACGTGGCAGTCATGCTATCCGCGATGTATTCATTGATCTGGTTGTAAATGTTCGGGGGAATCCATTGCAGGGTTTTGACATCCGGTTCTTTACCAATGGCCATACACCGAACATAGTCGGCTGATTCTTCAGGCGTTTTATCCGCCTTATCCAAAAATGGTTTCTTCCATTTTGATTCCCATTTTGATATGGAGATGAGAGAATGCTCCAGCGTCAGCTTTTGCTCTTTAAGATAGCAAAATTCCTGCTTTTCCTGATCGAAGAATTCTCTCTCTGGAATGACGATCTGAAGCATCCCCCGCACCTCCCGATCCGGGTTTATGCGCCCGGAATCATGGCCTTCTTCATCTCAGCGGCTTTCTTCATGTCCTCAGGAATCTGGGGAATAATGCCGTTGAAGAAGCGCGTGGCCTCTTCCGCGTCGCTCGACAGCTCCATGAAAAGCTCGGAAAAGGCTTCCGTGCTGGCGAACTTTGCAGAGATTTCAGGAGACTTGTAGAAATACTTGCCATCAGGCGATTTCTCACCGTAGGCCTTCAGGATCAGATCCTTGAACGTGTCGACGATCATCTTGGTGTCCTTCGCCTCAATGATCCTCTGGATGGTCTTCTCAAGGCCGCCGCTGGCGCTCAGTTCCATCTCCATGCACTCGGCCTTGGTCAGGTTGAAGTAGAAGGTTTCGTTTCTTTCGTTTCCGTCGAAATCGAAATACTTGATTGTCTTCTTGATCATTTTTGGTAGCTCCTTTCATAAAGCAGATGAAAACAGCCCCGCCAGCAGTTAAACTGACAGGGCCGCAGGTTAGGTTACTTGAAGATCTCGATAACCTCGTCGGGAGAAGGCAGAGTCGGTTCGGCGTTCGCAGTTCCATACAGTGTGTCTTCCAGCGTCTTCAGCTTGGTCGCGTCGCACTTCGTGGAATTGATCGTGATCGTCGCGGTGGGCTTGTAGGTCGGGTGCTCCTCAAAGGCCACGGGAGTGGTGTCCAGATCCCAGGACATCGTGATAGCATCGGGGCTATCATTCACGGTCTCGTGGTTCTTCTCGGAGGGAGAAGCAGTCGCGTTGTAGATGAGGTGCAGCATGTAACCGTCGTCCTCATCAGACGCAGTGTCGTTGCCGATCAGAGTCCGATAGCAGAAACCGAAAGGCTTGCGCTTCTGCTGGCCAATGTAAACACCGGTAGCAATAGCAGCAGAGCCATCGCACTGCGCGAACTCGTCGGGATACATGTAGGCCTCGATGGTCGCGCCAAAAGTCTCGGCGGAGCGCAGAGAGGCGTACTTGATGTTGTCAGCGTACAGGTCGTTCGGCTCAGCACCGTCCGGCTTCTCGGTGACAGCAGTCAGGCCATTCCAGACGACACCTTTGTCATAGGTGCCATTGGCCTTCTGGACGTAGAGGACGCCGTGGTCGACGCCAGTTTCGTAAAACCGTTCAGCGGTCTTATCCCACACAAGAGCAGCCATGTGTTGATCCTCCTTTAAATATAGAGAGTATAAGTGTAGTAGTAGACATTTCCGGATTTGATGATCTCTTCTCCGCGCAAATCAAGCTGACTCTTGAGGTAGTTCGCGGTATCGCTTGGATTATCGGTATCTACAACAATCAGCATGTATTTGCGTCTACCGTTTTCGTTTTCGTTCAGGAGCTTGTAGGCTACAGACGGCTGAATATAAGTTGTACCGGGTTCAGGCTCGCAGTAGATATGCCTTTGAGCCTCGCGATCGATTGCAATGGGAACGGTATCGGTGAAAAAGTTGAACGTGCCCCATCTCCATTTTCCGGATCTGGTAAACGCGTTCATCAGCAATCGATGCAAATCCAACCTTTGCAGCAGCTGCACAACCTCATCCGGGTCGGGCATTCTCGGCGGTTCTCCGTCGAGCCCATACAGGATACTCTCGAGTGCTTCCAGCTTGATCCGGTCGACCTCAGTCGAATCGATCACCAGCGTCGAAGCACCCGTATGCCCGTTGATGATAAACGGCATTGTCTGAATATCCCACGACAAGCTTGTCGCTTCCGGAGAGGTGTTCAGCGTTTGATAGTTCCTTTCACTCGGGGACGCCGTCGCGTTGAAAACGAGGTGAAGCTTGTACGGTTGATCGTAAACGCTGTCAGACGCGACTTTGATTTCCGTCCGATAACAGAAGTCAAAAGGCTTCCGCTTCTGCTGACCGATCTTTACGCCATCGGTCACCTTTACGGAGCCATCGCACTGGGCGAATTCCTCCGGATAGGTGTAAGCTTCGATTGTTGCCTCGTAGGTCTCGAAAGACCTGAGGGTCGCGTATTGCACATTGTCAGCGTACAGCTTTACGATGTCTCCGCCCTTGGGCTTTTCAGAAACGGTGGTAAGACCGTTCCAGGCGACTCCCGGACCTCCTCTGGGATAGAGAACGCCTTTGCTGAGCCCGTATTCAACTTTTCTCTGGTTTTCGGCGTCCCATTTGAGTTTTGCCATGCGGGGTCACCTCGTCATCGCTAATTGTAGATTTTGTATGAGTAGTGATAGAGGTTGTCACTCTCATAGGTTCGGCTCATACTGCACATTGGAAGTTCGGCAATGAGAAGTTTCGTCTCATCATCCGGGTCACGCGTGATGTAAGTCATGCTATAGACGCCATACGTGGTGTACCCAATATTGTCGGCTGGACGTTTCTCGATGCCTGTGAACTCATAGATAATGCAGGGGTACAGCAGCATAAACCCCGTTGGAGGTTGAAAGTATACGTGCTCGCAGAGAGCGTGAAGCCGATCGCTAAGGATTTGTCGCGATTTCACCGTTGTATACACCTCCAAGCGTGATAATCAGACGGGGACGCTTGGCGACGACCGATGTGGCCTTCCATGCGGTCCCCATCCATTTGACATAGCGCAGAGCATGCATATGCTGATATGCGTAGGCATCTGCGACAATGCTGATACGATTGCCGATGCTAACATTGTCGTTCACGCCCTCGCCGTTTTCCAGACGCCTGCTGTTTTCCTCCACGTCACCCCTGTACATTCGTTCGACAGGCACGTTGGTATAGATGTCGAGCCCGGTTTCCTGGGTTTCAACATACCCAACGGCTCCATAAAACTTTGCCATGCGCTATGTCACTCCCATTTTGAATTAGTCTCCGCTAACTCAGGGATTCTGAGAAACGGGCTTCTTCAGCACGATGGCAGAGTAGGGCTTGATCAGAGCGCCGGAAATGCGGGTCTCGATCAGGTACTTCTGCTGGTTGAAGTCGATGTCGAAGTCATCGAACATGTTGATCTCGCCGCCCTTGTCAGCACCCACGTTGTAGTCCTGCAGGTTGACGATGATGCCCATCAGCTCGTTGGCGTTGCTGTCCAGCTTGACGCCTTCCATCACGGGCACGGTGACGATGTTCTTCACGCGCAGCGCGGTGGCCAGCTCAGCCTCGGTGCGATACATCATGTGGCCGATGCCGTCCTCGATCAGCAGCATAGAGGTCAGAACCTCTTCGGTGGTGAACAGGGTGGGATTGCCGGAGCCCTTGTAGTCCTTGCGGGCGCGCAGGCAGGCCTTCATGAAGTTCTTGGCGGTGGCTTCCTCAGAAGCGCCTACGGTCACGGTCTGCTGGATGGAGAACAGCGGCTTGTCGGTGGCGATGGGACGCACATGATCTTCAGAGATCTTGTCGTCGGACAGGGGGTTCCTGCCGTCGCCGATCAGGATGGCGCGAGCGATTTCCTCATTCAGCATGATCCGCATCTCAGACTTGATCCAGGCGACCACGTCGAAATCGGTGATGTCCAGGATGTCGTCGCGGTCCAGCTTCTGCTTCTTGTACACGGTCTGGGGCGTGGTGGTACGCTTCAGCAGGGTGAAGACCTCTTCAACCTTCTGCTTGCCCTTGATGTAACCCTTCGCACGGGCGTCGTCCTCGGTGATGTCAGCGAAGACGCTCTTGATGCGGGAGTAGGGGGTGTGGTGGGTCTTGCCGATGACCTCCTGGACCCAGTCCATGTCGCGCTTGATCCACTCGGGGGGATTGTTCAGCGCCTTGGCCTCGGGGAACAGGAAGCTGGGATCGTTGACGAAATAGGTCTGATCGCCGGTGGAAGTTTCCATACCAGTGGTGTCGATATGAGCCAGAACACCCTCATTCAGGTGATGCTCATAGGACTCCTTCAGAGTGCCGTACTTCTTGCCGTCCTCCAGAACGGTGTGCAGGGCGTCGTGAATCAGGATGGTGTTGTTGGTGCCCTGGTTTTCGAAAAGATTGTGAGAC